ATGGGTGGACCATAGATGAGAGAGATGCTAACTTATTATTAGGTGAGCTCAGACAGAAATTACATGACGTGGAAACTACAGTAAGAAAAACATTTCAACCACTCCCTGTATGGATACCACTCAACTTTCCTGATGGTAAGACTAAGAATAAAGATGGTTCCATATCTAAACGATACCAAGCACAGCTAGATAAAGGTGCGAGTTGGCAACATATAGGTGAGAGAACAGGTGCTGGTGAAACTCAATGGGGATACTACTTGTATCCTGAGTTTAACTTAGGCTCACGTCAACAGATTGGTAGGTACCTTCAACACTTTGGTTGGAAGCCTAAAGAATTTACTGATAAAGGTAATGTCATTGTTAATGAGAGTGTGCTGACTGGGGTTGATATGCCTGAAGCTCAACAGATAGCTGAGTATCTTATGTTACAGAAACGTGTAGCACAGGTGCAAAGCTGGGTAGATGCCATTGAGATTGATGGTAGAGTGAGAGGTTACGTCAACCCTATTGGTGCTGTCACTGGCCGCATGACACATAGTAAACCTAATATGGCACAAGTTCCAGCCTCTTACTCACCTTATGGTACTGAATGTAGACAGCTATGGACTGTACCTAGTGGGTATAAGTTAGTAGGCATGGATGCTAGTGGTCTTGAGCTGAGGATGCTCGCCCACTATATGAATGACTATGACTACACTGAGGAAGTTATCAGTGGTGACATTCACACTGCCAATCAGAAGTCAGCTGGTCTAGCTACACGTGACCAAGCTAAGACTTTCATCTATGCTTTCCTTTATGGAGCTGGTGATGAAAAGATTGGTACCATTGTAGGTGGTGGTAAGGGAACTGGTAGGACCGTTAAGAAAAAGTTTCTTGATAACACACCTGCACTTAAATCTCTTAGGGAACGAGTGACAACAGCGTCCAAGAGAGGATACTTGGTTGGCATAGATGGTAGAAGGATATGGGTTAGAAGTGAGCACTCTGCTCTCAACACCCTACTTCAAGGAGCCGGTGCAATCATTATGAAAAAGGCTTTAGTATTGCTGGATGAATATGCTATACTAAAGGGAATAGATTATAAAATTATAGGAAATATACACGATGAAATACAATCTGAAGTACATGAAAAGGATGCTAAAGTTTTCGGTGAAATTGCTGTCATGGCGATTAAGGAAGCTGGTGAAAAGTTTAACTTGAACTGTCCACTGGATGGTGCATATAAGATAGGAGGTAACTGGAATGAAACCCACTAATGAATTGAATCCAACACATTATAGACAGGGTAAGATTGAAGTAATTGATTTCATACTTGACCAGAAGATGGACTACTTAACTGCAAGCGTACAGAAATACTTGTCACGTTGGAGGTTTAAGGATGGGATATGTGACTTAAGGAAAGCTCGTTGGTTCTTAGATAAACTAATAGAACAACAAGTGGAAAATAGTGAGGAAGATAATAAGCTACGGAGGACTAGCAATGGATAAATTAATTCAGGATATATACCACATGGCGGAAACCAAGAGTCATCCTGCCAGAGTTCCTGCTGAACAAATCTTTAAGGACTTTGGTTCCAACATGGAAACCATAATGAGGGAATGGATTTACCCTAAAGACTACAGCAATGGAACCTTAAGGATGTCTAACATTGGACAGCCAGATAGGAAACTATGGTATAAGCATAGAAGAAGTGAGTACAAAGGTGAGAAGCTTAGAGCTAATACTTTAATTAAGTTTCTTTATGGACACTTGATTGAGGAAATGATACTAGCTTTGGTTAAACTATCAGGACATGATGTTACTGATGAGCAAAAGAGAGTAGAGCTTGAGGGTATCAAAGGTTCTATGGATTGTAAGATTGATGGCATCCTATGTGATGTGAAGTCAACCTCAACCTATGGCTTTAAGAAGTTTAAGGAAGGTCGTTTAGAATATGATGACCCCTTTGGATACATAGACCAGCTAAGTGGGTATGGTCAGGCGGAAGGTGTTGATGAAGCTATGTTCCTAGCCATGGATAAACAGAATGGTCATCTTACAACAACAAAGATAGACCTGATAAACAAGGATGTTGTTAAAAGAATCAAGCATGTTAAGGAAATGATAGAGATAGATACGATACCTGAACCATGCTATGAGCTGGTTGCTGATGGTAAGTCAGGTAACATGAAGCTACCAGTAGGATGTTCTTACTGTGAGTTTAAGCAACATTGTTATCCTAATATGAGAACCTTTCTTTATTCCAGCGGACCAAGATTTCTAGCTGTAGTTAATAAGGAACCTAATGTAATGGAGTTGAAATGAGTTATTGGAACTATAGATTATTTGAAGAACAGACCGGAGGCTTTTCCATTAGGGAAGTTTTCTATGATGAGAACGATGAGATAACTACTATTGGAGGGGACCCTGCCATGCCTGTCGGTGATACTGAGCAAGAGTTAAGGAAACATCTGAATGCTATGGTTGATTGTATGAAGGAGCCAGTTATGAGAGAAGGTCCCTTCACCTCAGATGATGGCAATGGGGAAGATTTTACTTTTATACTTGAAGATAATGAAAACCAAAACTACCATTAAATATAGAAACAAGTTTGAATCAGATGTAGGTGAACAATTAAAAGGGTGGCAGTATGAACCATGTAAGTATCCCTACATAATCAAAGCAAACTACATCCCTGATTTTGTTAAGTATGATTTACTGGTTGAATGTAAAGGATTCTTTAGGAGTGGTGATACCAGAAAATATATTTCCATTAGGGATTCACTTCCAGCATACGAACTGGTGTTTGTTCTTACCAATCCTAATAAGAAAGTTAGGAAGGGTTCCAAGATAACTATGGGTGAGTGGTGTGACAAGGAAGGATTCAGATGGTTTACAATGGACACGTTGGAGGAATTAAAATGCTATGACACTATTATTTAATGAACTAAAAGAAAGGATAGCTATTCTGTATGATGTATGCTTGCTCTGTGAAGTATTAGAGATTGAACCGGAAGAGTTGTTAGATAAGTTTGAAGATAAATTAATAGAGAAGATGGATAAGTTTACAGGAATAGAAGATGAGTAAGACACACAGAATTAAGAACAAACTAAAGTATGCCTTAAGGTATGATAGACTATGGCATACTAAAGTAGTACCTAACAAAAAGAAAGAACTAAAGAAAAGAGGAGGACATATTGAACACACTACCGAATGATTACCAAAACTTTATTGCTCTTAGCAGATATGCCAGGTGGTTACCTGAGAAGAACAGAAGGGAAACGTGGAACGAAACTGTTGCTCGTTACTTTGACTTTATGGAAGAACACCTTAAGGATAATACAGAGTATGAGCTTACAGCTAAGACTAGGAAGGAACTGGAAGGAGCAGTCCTTAACTTAGAGGTGATGCCTAGCATGAGAGCCTTGATGACAGCAGGTAAGGCACTAAAGGATAATAACATAGCAGGTTATAACTGTGCCTACCTCAGCGTGGACCACCCTAAAGCATTTGATGAGTGTCTATATATTCTCATGCATGGCACTGGCGTAGGTTTCAGTGTTGAACGACAGTTTATTAACAAGCTACCTGAGATACCTGAGGAAGTTGTTAATGTTGATGACACCATTGTAGTACAGGATAGCAAGGAAGGTTGGCAGTCAGCATTTAGAAAACTAATCAGCTATCTATTTGATGGTGAGATACCACAGTGGGACACATCTAAGGTTAGGCCTAAGGGTTCCAGACTAAATACATTTGGTGGTAGAGCTAGTGGTCCTGAACCACTGCTTGATTTGTTTCAGTTCTCTACTAATATATTTAACGAAGCAAGTGGGCGTAAGCTAACAAGCTATGAATGTCATAGACTGATGTGTAAGATTGCAGAGGTAGTTGTAGTTGGTGGTGTTAGACGAAGTGCCTTAATCTCTCTATCCAATTTAACTGATGAACGTATGCGTAATGCTAAGACTGGACAGTGGTGGTCTGATACACCTGAGATGGCACTGAGTAATAACTCTGTCTGTTATACAGAGAAACCTGACATGGGTATCTTCATGAAGGA